GACATTACTCCGTATGTGATACCAGAATTACCGAAAGATTATGGATCTGTTCCTTGTGTTATTGGTGGTGTAGATTCACGTGCTGGGAGACACAATGGAACTGTGCGTATGGACGGAAACACTCCTAAGGAAAGATATTTGGAGAATGGTTTTGTCTATGCCTGGGGAGGTTCAGGGATTGGAAAGTGTGGAACTCCACTCGTCCTCTCCTATGGAACTGGTTGGTGTCTCGCGGGGATACATTCTGGAAGTGGTGCTGGCAATTCTTATGCTACCACTTTCACGGTCAAAGATATTCAAAGAGCCTTATCTGAAGAGTTTGACGGTAGAGTGATGATGGAAATTCACTCAGAAGGATGTGTTGTTGGACAGCAATTGGTTGAGCCTGCCTCAAAGTCATTCATGAGGTATGAAGATTTAGAGGTACGTTACATTGGTAGGTTAAATGAAGGCAAACGGACCTTTGGTAAGAGTAGAATCCGTTTGGCTCCCCAGAAGGAACTTGCGTGGCAGATGTTTGGACCTCTGGTTGACGGCAATGGTAGACCTTTATATGGGAAACCCCATATGAAACCGGGTTTTATCAACGGCGTTTGGAAGTCACCAATTAACAACGCAGTTCGTTCGCTTTCACGTAGTGCCAAAGGGCTCAATCCAGATATTCTTGAAAGATGTGTTAAGGAACTGGTAGAGCGAATTTGTACTGCTTTAGAACGCAATCCAGAGATGAAGTTGGCGCCACTCACTCAAGAGTGTGCAATTAATGGAATCGTTGATGATCCCCTTACAAGGAGAGTCAACGTCAACACGGCGGCTGGTTACGGGTTCAAGGGAAAGAAGGGAGATTACCTTCCTATCGTGAAAGAGGATATAGGCCTTGTCATACGTGAAGCACTCCCTGCATTAAAGAAAGAAATTGGGAAGTTGTTGGAAGCCTATGACTTTGATGAGACCGCAGAAGTTGTTTTTAATGCAGCTCTGAAAGATGAACCACGACTGAATACAAAGAATGATGAAGCAAAGACTCGCGTGTTTTATGCGACTCCTTTGGCTTCATTAATTCTGAGTAGACAGTATCTTTCGCCTATTTTTACTTTAGTACAAGAGATGTCGGACCTGTTTTATGCACCACTTGGTATAGATATGCTGTCAGAGTCGCATGAATTTGTTGAAGAGTTGATTCAGTTTTCTAAGTTCATCTTAGAAGGGGATTACAAGGCTTTTGATTTGAATCAGTTACAACAGTTTAAATTAGCTTATTCAACGGTTGTTCATGAATGTTTGAAAAGGTTTGGGTACAACGCTCATGCTTTGAGAATAGCTCGTGGTATTTTGTCCCAAGGAATGTTTCCAACTATCAACATGTTTGGTGATGTATTAATGTGTTGTGGTTTTGAACCTTCTGGTGTGTATGGTACAACACATAGGAATTCAGGTGTCAATCTTCTTATGATGATGTACTTTTGGTATTCAATCACTGATGATGACTTCTTCAAAAATGTCCTAGCTAGACTTTGTGGAGATGACATGTTGGCTTCAGTGAAAGAAAAGTTTGTGAAAATATTCAATAATGTGACATATCAGAAGTTTTGTGAGGAACATTACGGGATCATATTCACACCGGCTCAGAAAGACTCAGAGATGCAAGAATTTTTAGACATTACCCAGGCGAGTTTC